TTGATTCCATGTAGGAACAGTACCAGTCAAACCACTATATGCAACACTTCCAGCAGAACCAGAAGTATCTTGATTTAGTGTTGGGAAAGTACAATTTACTAGATTACCAGAAGTAGGAGTACCCAATACTGGGGCAGTCATTACTGGTGCAGTAAGTGTCTTATTGGTAAGTGTATCTGTAGTTGCTTTACCAACTAAAGTATCTGTGGCAATTGGTAAAGTGAGTGTGCCAGATCCGGCAACTGTTGGCGCAAGTAGAGTAATTGACCCACTTGTATCGCCTGCGACTACTATGCTTGACATTTGTGTGCTCCTTCTAGTTCTGTAATTCGAGTAGATTGTTGATCGATGATAACTTTAAGTTCTTGAACAGATTTTACTAAAGCGGCAGTAACTGATCGATCGTAAAAACCATAAAGACCATCTGCAATCATAGGAGCAGCACTAGGAATAATTTGGGCAACTTGATCAGCGAAAAATCCAATTTCTACCGCTGCTTGATCGCCACGACGAGAAATATCATCCAACCATTTGTATGCTCTCGGTGTTAGTTGTAAAACTTCATTAAGTCCTGGCATAGATACATTTTGGACTTCTTCTTTCAAAGAAGAATCTGAAGAAGCAGATAATAGTCCAGTGGCACTTGCAGTTACAGTGCGTGATCCTGATCCTGCCAATACTCCAATTGTTACACCGCCATCGGATGTCATGGCAATTGCTGTAGTTGTACCAGCAATAAGTGATAGATTTCCCGATGCATCGGCAGTTTGAACTATACCACCACTGCCTGTTGTAATTGCTGCAATTGTAGATGCCATGTTATCTTCCTAAAATTAAGTTATAAAATATACAACACATTTGATACATACAATTATTTATAAGAATTAATATTTCAGAACCCTGAAAATATCACCTTTTTTTCAATTATTTTTGATATTTTTGAAAATATTTATTTTAACTAATAGAACTACCATATTTTGTACCAAGAGCAGTCCAAGTCACATATCGGTCTCCATTAACTGATACACCTGCCGCTCCACCAGCACCTGGAGCCTCACTGCCACCGTAACCACCGGCACCTGGGTTCCCGCCAACACCAGCAGCACCTGGATTACCACCTGCACCCCCAGCACCGCCAGGATGTGCCCTCTTTTTTGTACCCAAGTCAATTCTTCCACCTCCGCCACCACCAGTATATAAAGAACCGTCAGCACCGGAATTATTCCAAGCAGCACCAGGGATATAGGCACCGCCAGTACCATATGATGCACCACCACCACCCCCACCACCATATGTAACATTTAAACCAGAACCACCACCGCCACCGCCACCACCACCGCCACCCATTGTACCATTATTTTCTATAATTACTGGTGTGGAAACATTTACACCGACACCACCAGCACCTCCAGCAGTCCCAGAAGGACCATTACCCCAATCCCCATAACCACCTCTGCCACCGTCACCACCTCTGCCAATTATTGTCCCATTATTTATTAATTTTGCACCGTTGGGAAATGTCCCATCAATTGTTAAAGATGGTATACTGGCAGAAGTTGAAGATATTATTGTCGATGGACCTATAGTTAATTCAACATAAGCATTTTGATTCCACCCAGAATCTATTGCCATCTGTCGTAAATTTAATCCATATGCCGGATTCCCTGGAGGAACATATGAAAGAAAAACAGAGGTAAATTTACCATGACCATGGTCATATGAGATCTCACTATTTATAGTAGGTCGTGCAAATAATGTGCGTACTGGTGGATCATTTAATGCTGTAGTTGATGTTGGTGGTACAACCAACTCAGTATTAATATCATCGGCAGATATCGGACCAGTTATCGGAAGTGCCATTTTTTATCCACTAATTTTATTTTGTAATTCAGTTACCTTTGCATCCAATTCTTTAATTGCTTCAATTAATAATGGAACAAGTCTTTCATAATGTACAGTCATATAGTTATCACCAGATTTACTATATTCAGTACCATCAGCATTTTGCCCAATATCAAATGGGGCAGGAGTTACTATTTGAGGTAGAACTTTTTGAACTTGTTGAGATAATACACCGACTTGTTCTTCATCTGAAGTATAACCATATTGTCTAGCAGTATGGTTAGCCTTATATATAACACCATCCAATGATTTAACTGCATCCAATGGATTTTTGATATTACCCAGTACATCTTTCAATCTGGCATCAGAATAATATGCTGTAATGTTATTTGTTGCTCGGATTTCACCAATTGTTGCAGAAGGAGCAGTGGTGCCAACACTCAGAGATCTTATCTGATAACTATTTGTAGTGATCAATGACGCAGCAGATCCAGAAGTGTTCTGATTGAATATTGGCCAGGTAAAGGCACCAGCACTAAAATCGCCGGATCCTGGAATTCCAAGGATAGGTGTAACCAAGGTTGGTGAGATACTCAACACAACACTTCCTGTGCCCGTCTTAGAATTGACACCAGTTCCACCCTGAAGAACTGTCAATGGTGTGAGTAACCCAGTCAATTGAGTAATATCACCATTTGTTCCAGTAATTGCAGCAGATAGATTTGCCCTTGCTTGGGTGGCAGTAGTTCCACCAGTGCCGCCAGATGCCACTGCCAGAGTGGTAGATAGACCTGCAGCAGTGCCAGTTGTATTTTGATCCCAGATTGTAGGTGTACCAGTCAATCCACCAAACGCAACAGTTCCGGCAGATCCAGAAACATTGCCAATAACATTACCAATCAATGTTGTTGGAGATCCTATTGTTCCTATCGCCCCAATAAATGATGTGGCAGTTATAACATTTGCTGAAAAATTACCAGAAGCATCACGAGCAACTACTGTTGGTGTGCTTGATACATGAGTTGTAGATGTATTCATATCATCTAATAGATCTGCATTTAATCCAGATCCAGGACCATCCACTGTTTTTAGTTTGATAAGTACATCTGATGCAACATATGCGTCAACAGCAGTTTTTAAATTAATAAAATTTAAATCTACTTCATCATTTGTTAGTGGCATACCCCTATAAGTTACAGACGGTATAGGACCAGATGCTGCTCTAAGATATAATGATACTGGCATGTTATGTTATCCTTTGGGGTTACTTTCAATCATTGAAAGTAAGATTTGCTTTATGTCCATCAAATCAGACTTTATGTTATTTATATCTATTTCCTGCTGCAATATCTGATCCCTGCGGTTCTGTGCCAGTGCTTGCTGCTTCTGGTAGTTATCAAAATCGGAGGTACTGTTATTGATAATGGCACCAGTGGACATATCCCGGACCAAACTATCTGCACCCACAACTTTCAAGAATTGTGCCATTATGCGCAGCAGATAATTCTGAGATCTTTCACACGGGACACGGCAGAACTATTGGTGGTTTTCATTACCAACTTTACCTGCACTGCATCAAATGGTGCCAGACCAACTATAGAGTAATCCACATCAGTGAATGTCACATTGCCATTCTGAACCTTGACGAGACCCTTATCCGCATTGAATAGTGTCCAATTGATGGTTTCTGGAGTATGGGTAGATCCAACTTCAATTGTCTTATAGTAAACAAGTAGATCTGCCTCGTCCGGTACATTTGCTGCCAACTTCACTCGAATGTAGGTGGATGGGAGTTCTAGGTTGATAACCTTGGACACATATTTACTATGGGTACTGGATCCAACTGGAGCAATCTCATCAACAAACATTTTCCTGACTGATATCGTAGTACCTGCGGCACCTGCTTCACCGGTAAAGGTTTTGTTAGAAATAGTCGCGGTAGTTGAAGTAATTTTATACGCTCCAGTGGATAAAGCAACAGCTGCATTACCAACTAATGTCAATACATTATCACTTGCAACACTTGCAACTACTCCTATAATAATTCCTGCGGAATTATACAGAATTGTACCTGCACCTGTAGTGCCAGACCCAATTGATGATAGGAATACTGTACTTCCATTACCTGTAACTGTAGGACTTATCAAGGTTGTTGTAACTAATCCTGCTCCAGTATTACTTCCATCAACATTACCGGAAACTAGGTATGTGCCGTCATTGACTAGGGGTGTTGTTGATCCAGACACTGTGATATACTTGCCAATCTGGAAAGTCTTGATTAGGTTACGCACAGTGGCATTGGTTGAAGTAATGGTTGAACCGGAGAAACTGAACGCACCAGTTGCACCTGTAAATAAGGCTGTTGTATCAATTGCCGCCACGTTCATATTTGCTTCTGTCGGTGAGTTCACCTTGTTTGATATTGCAATCAATGATAACCGATGTGTATCAATAATAGGAGACAATGCATCATTGGTGCTTGATATTTGAGCACTGAATGCCAATGATTTATTGCCAGTCATAGATGATGTCTCATTGATTCCGGAAGCAACCATTGACGGTGTATATAATGTATTTGTTTCATTTGCCAGGCAACCAACAAAGGCACCCAATGTATATGGAGTTTGTGCTCCATCCACTGACTTACCGGAGGTCATTTTGATTTTGTAGTTTGCCGCAGTCTCTGTGAATAGTTGACTTTGTACAATTGGATGGAATGCATCGTACTGTACATTTTTAGTTGCTCTAACTGTATCACCACCGAAGTATCCAGTTGTATTGGCATTTGTCGTTGTGGTGATTGTATATGAATCTAAATCAACATTACCGATAACGTGGGACTTGTATATTTCAGTGACCGGAATACCGGCAATAGGGGCAGCAATATAGTATGCACCAGTGGTGATAGGAACACTCAAGGATGGGACAGTAACTGCAGATCCAGCGACTAAGGTTATTGCAGTTTGACTTTCGACACTGGCAACTACACCAATCTTTACTCCACCAGAATTATATAGAACTGTACCGGCACCAGTGGTACCTGTTCCAATTACTGTTTCAAATTGAGTACCTTCTGATCCTGTAACTGACGGGCTGGCTGCCGTCACAGAAATAGTACCAACACCGGCAACACCTGTAATGTTCGCAGTTGTCTGGTTTGTCAATTGTACAGTGGATCCAACCGACATTGCGTGGTCCATATGCCATACTCGCACTGTATTGGTTCCAGACTTTACTTCAATTGGAGCAACATCCAGCGTATCATATGGTAGCACATCATTTACAAATTCAACATTACCAACGACACTTGTATCAAACTTTGCACGCCAGATAGTGAACTTCAAATCCTGGTCCTGATTGGCAGTCCAGGTAGACGCATTCTGAGACTTGAACAGAACACCGTTGTATGGTTGCTCGGATATTGTCTGGGATGAATCTGGTATTGCATCACCCATATTTGATATCCAAACCTTATAGTTACTGGAATCACTTAGCAAGACCACGCAGTATTCTTCCTTATCCTGAACGAATACTGGACTTGGGAAGGTGAATGTGGTCTTTGTATCGTACTTTGGTACTTCATCGGTCAGTCCAGTTGCTCTATCAACGATAGACACGATAGTGGTAGAAAGGTTTACATCCTCTGGGTTCAATGATACACGGGAGAATGGTAATACTCGTTTGCCTGGATACCCGTTCACTACTTCACGCAGTTCCATTGTGACCGGAATCTTTGTATCCTTGCTTGCAAAGAATACATCAATCTTAGTGATGAATGCACCACCGGCAGAATCGATTAGGAACGTCTGTGCCAATGGATCATACCAACCAGTATCAGATACAACTCTGCTTCCAGTTTGAATAATGGTCTGGGTATCATCCACTCGTTCAGACACCAACTCGGCATTTCTTGTTGCCTGAACTGTTGCTTGTTTAGTTTCCAGTATACCAACTGCATTGTATTGAGTTCTACCCCTGGAGGTATATGCGCCATCAACAGTGCTAACATCGATCAACTTGAATTCTTTATTACCAGTCCTGAATCTGTGTGACTCAGTATTTGGGATATTGAATAGTAGACTTATCTCACCGGCAAAGTTAGTGGTCAATGACTGACCGATAGTTGCAACGGTTGGTGTTATGCTAACAGATCCAATGGCAGAACTGACCGATCCTTGAATGACATCAGTCGCAAGGAATGCGCCCTTGATGTTTGCAAGGTGCAGTGTTCTGACACCAGTAGGAGTAACATCAACATTATAGTCCTTGCCGATAACAACTGCAGTTGCAGGTGATGTAGACTTGGTATATGGGATCCATGTGCTGGTATCTGTATCATAACGACTTGATACAAATAATAAATCACCCTTATTCAAACAAACCTGTGAATCACCATCAATCATTCTAGGGAGTTCAGCAGAATCACCACCCACATTCAACTCGGTATTAAATACTCCGGATGTCAGTGAATAGGTAAGTTTTGTGGACGGTGTGCAATATGATGCAATATCAACACCATCAAAGAATGGATAGAACCTTGTTGCTGGTTTTAGACCACGGATCTGGACAAGTATGTTCCTTGATCTGATATATGGAATAACAGCAGTTGACAATACCTTATCTTGCAATATCTTAGTGTCAATCTTGGCGACCATAGATGTTTTGATACCTGTTCTTGATTGTCCAATTTCAGTTGCCGTTACAGCAACTGAAATTTTTCGTATTGGACCCTTTTTCTTGGTACGATAAGTGGTGCTGCTTCTGCTTGTATCAATAGTTGTGCCAACCCAAGAATTTTCCCAAGCATTCCAAACAGTTCCAAGTACACCTGCCTTTTCTGCAATAGTATGCATCATATTGAAGTTACCCTCAACATTCTGGATAATATCCGGTCTACGATCGACCTCGAACCACTCATCAGATGATGGGTTTAGTTTAACATCACCCAGGAAAGTAAACACTGCAAATGGGTTGACATTCTCAAGTCTTGATGCGTACTTTTGCTCCACTAACTTGACGTGTTCAAGTACGGGCAATGTAATAACATCACCATATAGTTTATAGTTAGCATTATTACGATCTATATCACCTGTATTCTTTTCGATTAGGTTTACATTATCCATTGTAAAGAATGGACGGAGTTCTGCATTCTCTGCATCAACTGAACAGAGATAATCCAATGAAGCGGTATCACCCACGCCATGTCCAGTGAATGAGTCAACTATGAATCCATTTTTAAACCTGCTTTTACCGGTAGCGTCAGTGATTGACAGAGATTCAGTCTGTTGTTCCAGTAATGATAATGATGTGTAGTATTCCAAATTATCAATTCGTTTCTCAAGTTTTCCAATATCACGCATTGTATATCGTTTGTTATCAATCTTGTTTACCTCTACGCTGGCAACCTGAGTTGAGAAAGTATACGGTTCAATTGATAGGTTATACAATACCATTGATAGTGATGGATCCTCTGGTAGACCAGGGTTCAATGCTGATATACCAACTATATCTGAGAATACTCCGGCAAAGTTCAATGCAATTTTGTCTCTGCGTCCTAGATAATAGGTAAAGTCAGATCTAACATCAATACCACGTTTTGGTATATGATTTGATGATGTATCCAATGTGAATGTAACACCATCATCACTAATGGTAGGTCTAAAGTCTATGGCATCGCGCAATTCCGGTGTGATGTCCTCATATCTAACATCTGCAGGATATGAATTTACTGTGTAGTAATCACCGGGACCGTGGGTGAAGTAATCAAATGTAACCTCAACAGGTGCTTCCGGTGCGTTGAATGATGGAATTAAATTCAACCGAGCAATATCATAATGTGAGTCACGGTGACCACTGTCTATAGTGAATCGATCACTGATATCAATGGAGTAGGTTGATCCTGATGACACAAAATCTCCAGATTTCATTTTGATACTGGTGACCTTTATCAGATCTGCCTTACCCAACATCAATACCTTGGTAGTTGCCTCGGCAAGTGTGTCAAATGTTTTAGTTGTAGAGGCAGTTGCCTTTGATCTTTCTGTGAGTGTTGCACCAGCCTTATTTATTGCAACAGAGACCGTAAATGATTTATTATCGTATGTTGGACTCGCAAACCCAATAGTTAAATTAGATCCAGATGGCTCTATACTTAATGGCAATACAACAGCACCAGTTTCATTATTGACGCAAAGGTAGTTGTCATTATCTGCGATAGAAGCAAATGTACCACCACCACAGGAACTGCTAAGCAAGGTTAACTTTGCATTACCAACCCCACCGGCAGTAGTAGTAACTCCTGTAATTTTCCCCGATACAGTATATGAGTTATCGTTTTGATTTATTGATGATCTTACAGATTTGATTGCATAGTATGGAAATGGAAACACCAATCCTGTGTTCTGTGGTTCATAAACTGCAGTCTTCACTAATTTGATTGTTAGACCAGTTGCGGTTGGAGCAGTATCAACGGTCAATGTTTCCTGAGCAGTTATTGTGACTACCCTGCGCAATTCCAGTCCAAGGTAGATATAATCACCCTCAGATAGATCTGTTTGGAATGATGTACCCTGACCAGTGATGGTTGTTGTGGAAAAGGTGTATGTACCGATAAGTTGAGTGGTAACTGGACTAATGTCGGCAGTGAAACTCAGTGGGGCAGAACCACCACTATAGTAAAATGACTTCACATCTCTATTGAAATCATATCCAGCAACCATTGTAGTGTCGAATACGAATAGTTTGTATATGGCAGCAACAGAACCAATTGTGCCAGTGTCCCATTCTACACCACGCACTCTACAGGTGCCAATTTTAGTTCCCACTGCAGTTCCACGACCACCAGAATTTGTTATACTATCATACAAATCAACAGTTGCAAATGTTTCATAATTTGGCAGGTTGTTTAGGTTAGTGACTAATACATAATTACCAACAGTTGCCGGTATAACAGCATTATCCACCTGAATAAAATTCCGTGCCTTATTAATGGCAACATATTCCTTGGCAACCTTTTCAACTTCAAATCCATGAATGTATGCCTTGCCTGGTTCTAGACCAATGGCAAGTTTAGCAGCATCACCAGTAGCAAGGTATATACCACGATTGTATGCAGGTGCTTCATTGTATAACCAGTTTACACCAGTATTGCTTGCTCCATCCCACTTAGATCCAGAGAGGTGGGTCGGGGCAGGGGTGTTTAATGATGTTGCAGAATTCTTGGCAACATATGTATGCCCCGCATTGGTAACAATATCACCAATCAAATATGGAGTTGGAGTTGCACCCGGATATTGACCTCTATTGTTATTTCTATGCTCACGGACATCAATGGTGAAATCTGAAACTGTATAGTTACCGGACTCATCATAGGTGCGACGTGCCAAGGTTTTTTCCAGTTCGGCATATGCAGTATTGACGATTTGCTTATTTACAATACCATCAGTTGTTTGAAGTAACTCAATGAAATTATCATCGGATGTGTTGGTAGGTGATAACTTAGACAGAATTAGATCAATATAGTATCTATGGGCACCTGGCGCGGCATAGTTGAAACTTGCTTGAGCATTATCCAGGAGGGTATCATCCTCCTCCGGGGTTTTATTTTGTTCATCAATTGTTAGACCAACTCTATAATGTGGAGTGTTTGTATACTTGTCCAGTAGTAATGTTTGAGCATCACAGAGTACATAGTATCCATTGACGTAATAAACGCCACGCTCAATTGATGCCGATGACCCAGTGCCGGTTGCGCCGCCAGCGGATAAAGTATATGTATTTACTGATTTATCACCGGCAGAAGTATGCGCAGTGATCGCTTCAGCATCGGCAAAGACCTTTGTTGTATTATTTGTGCCGGAGTTTGTGTATCTAACATATAGTGTTGTTGGATCAGTGGCAGTTGCATGTTCAACCTTCAATACTAGAGCAGTGACACCACTTGTCGCACCAGTGATGACTTGACCCTCGAAAACTGCAATATATGTTTCAACTGCTATAGCATTATATGTTGGTTGGATCTTTACATAATGATATTCAGTATCCAAAGAAATCTGACCAGGAATGACCATGGCACCTTGTTTGAAGATATGGTCGCCATTTCGTTTGATTTGATTTTGTAGGATAGACTGTAGTTGGGTCAGTTCCCTTGCCTGGACAGCGTAACTTGGTCTGAATAGGATCCGATGGAATTTTTTATTCTCATCAAAGTCATCATTGTAGGGTTCAGTGTTCCAGTTGATCATTTTGTGCTTTCTCGAGTAAGGTTATGTAGACTACAGTATATTTATTAGAATTTCAATACGGTGCGAATGGATATGATCTGCTCTTCACTTGGAGTGAATGCTTGTTTATTATCAATAAACAAAAAGTCGCCAGAGTATTTATCTATGGTTGGTTCAGTTCTTGTTGCTACAATAAAACTGTCTCCAGTTTCATTTTTAATAGTTGAATTTATTTCTACAGGAATGTTATCCAATGATTGTACAAGTATCGCACTGCCTGCATCTGAATGGGATACAATTCTGAATCTCCCTTGGTTTGGTAATAACTTATTTACATACACTATAGAATCAATTGGAAATAGACCTATATTGATAGTAGTAGTTGAGGAAATAACCCAGCAAGCAGATGCATTGGCAGTAGTTAGTGTGTAAGTAGATCCATACCGTCTAGGATTTTTTAAGATACTAATTTGACGATAATCATTATTTACGATGAATCCCTGATTTTTTTCTGTAGATATATTTGAATAGAACATTAAAGTTCTTGCGTATAAGTTATTCAATGCTTCTCTACCAAACCCACCGTACGGTGCAATAATTGTTCTGAGTTTGGCGCCAGTTCCAGCTCCTACTATAGTGGCAGTTGCCCAAGTGTAACCTGATCCAATATTGGTAACTTGTATTTTATTTATTGGGCCAATGTCCACACTATTCGGTACGATTGCAGTTGCTCCCACTCCATCTCCTGTTATTACAACAGTAGTATTTGTAGTGGTTGGAGTATTGGGTAAATATCCATATCCACCAGATATTACTGGAATATTATGTATTGCTCCACGAACTGCCAATAATTCGATATTAGATTGTAATGTACTGGCATCACCAATTGATAATTGAGCAGATAATTCAGCACCAGTGCCATCGCCGGCGATTGTTAATATAGCATAGGTATAACCAATGCCGCCGTCGTCAATTTGCACATCTACTATTCTTCCATCTTGAATGATAGGAATTAGTTGTGCCTCTGATTTTATAGCGGAAAATTGTGCCGTTGCATTGGATCCAGATACACCACTTATAGTAACAGTTGGTAGTACACTATATCCAGCACCACATTTAAGAGTACAAGTTGCCTTTGCTGCAGCACCGGCATATGTAAGCGTAGCAGTTCCATTTGTAAATGATGGTCTAGCAGTACCAGTTGTAAGAGGATCACCCTCGCCAGATGCAGTAAAAATAATACCAACAGCATTACTTGATGCGCCAATTGCCATAAAATTACTGGTACCGACAGAAAGAATAGTATATTGTTGTCCAATAACAAAATTACCTGCAGCAGTTATAACGCTGACCCCAATGGGTGGAAGTGATGCATGGGTAGTTCCAGCAGTGGTCACTGTGTACAGATTATTAAGATAAAATATTTGTGAGGTCGCTGCTACAGAGGTGCTTGCTGCCCATTCAGTTCCTATCTTTATTGTAGGAACTGCAATATAATTTTTGCCATGATTGGTTATGATAATTCTGGTAACTACACCAAATTCCATAATTGCCGTGGCAGTTGCTCCAGTTCCATCGCCAGTGATGGAAATAGTTGGAGGTACCAGTGTAGTATTATATCCAGAACCACCATTAGTCATACTAATATCTCTGATATTCTGTAGTAATTGGATACTATAAATTTCCTTTCCGGTATATGTCAATCCGGTTGGGGTTCCAGTGGTAGTTACAACTACATCATTTGCCAATGTTAGCAATGTGAAGGTAGTCGTACCATTAGTGGCAGAGATTTTATAGGTTGTCGGATCGGCATATCCAACAATGCTTCCACCACCACTATTAGTTCCACTGATAGTAATTTGGTTTCCAATCGCAAGAGTAGTGGCAGTACAACTGAACTGTCCACCAGTTCCTGTGATTTGTACTCCAGATAAAGTACGAACAAAAATATTTGCTTTCGCATTAGTACCAACATACTTCAATGCTGCTGTGCCATTAGAAACTATATCATAGGTATGAGTTGGACCCATAGTACTAAATTTACCGGATATTACAACTTGATATACATTATCTTGGTGTGAGATTCTTTGCCCTGCAACTACTACCTGTGCTGAAGTCCATGCAGTAACATTGACAAATGGCGGAGCAATACTAATAGTTGGAGAAATGTAATTTTGACCCTTTGTAAGTATTTCAATTGAATTTAGATATATTGGATCTAGTTCTAAGTATCCATCTCCCGATACTGAAATTTCACCATAAGTATAATCCGCTCCCATACTATCAATTTTAGCCGCTTGAATATTACCATTTGTATAAAATTGAGATTGGATAGATGATACAACTGGAATGTGGGTTAATGTTGCAAATTTATTTCTAAGTCCAATTGGTATATTATACATGAATTTCCAAATGTAACCATCTGGATATGTTCTTTCTGAAGTACTTATGTCATCTGGTTTGTATGTTGAATTACCATTATTATTATTATCTATACAAATATATACATTATGGTCATCTGTAACTACAAAAAATTCACAGTCCTCAATTTTTTGGTTTTTAGATTTTGGTCCCTTTACTATAACTGCACTGGCAGTTGCATCTGCGGCATTTAACACACCACCAATGATAACTGACGGAGCAGACGTATAACCAATCCCTCTATTGACCATTTCGATATTTGTGATAACTTTATCAGTCAAATATGCAGTTGCAGTTGCCCCTGATCCACCGCCTTGAATTACTACAACATATTTTAATGGTACTGTACCATTTACAAGTATTCCACTAGTATGTGATGGTATGACAGTTGAACTAGATGTTCCACCACTGACAGTAAGATAAAAATTCTCGCCAAAGTATAACAGTTGACCACCCACATACAGTGTATTTGCTGTAAATGGGATACTTCCATTTGATCCAATGTATATAACTGGTGGGTGTGGATATTCACTGCCACCGGATTTCAAATTTATACCTTGAATCTCTGTGCTATATTGATCATCATACTGATCATATGCAATGCCAGATTTCCACTCATAACTTGGAACTACAAATGAAACATCTGCAGGAGAAATTTCTTTCACTGTGATCATTTCATTTCTAGTTGACCGCTCGTATGCAATACTATCCACTGGAATTACAGGAGATAGTTCATCATCCCACTGCAACGTCTTGCCAAGGGTATAGAAATATCGACCACTGCGATTAGTGATCTCTTTATATATACCCTCAGCAATCGAATTGCGAAGAATAGTCTTTATGAGTGTTAAATTTGACATTTATATTAGCTAACTGTAATTGCCCAAGTAATAGAAATTGAATCACCGACTTCTTTATTGACAACTGGGAAAGTTGTATGGCAAAGCATTGTACCACCAGATGCTGCATTGAAAATAGCCGCTTCAGTAACAGCACCTGTACCATCACCTGCTGCAAATGTTGCAACTGCTGTAACTACAACAGAGTCAACTGCAGTGATAGATGTCAATACTGAACGGTGAAGATTTGATTCCATTACTGTATCTGAAACATCCGGCGCAGTAGTACCAGCACCAATTGCCATGTGAGACATTGCATCCGCTGGAGTATCAGACATACGCGCTGCAATGTATTTCTTACCAACTGTTACAACCAAATTAGGAACAACTAATTCTTGTTTAACTGCGCCGTCTGATCCTGTTACAACGATAGACACTTCACCGTTCATTTTTAGATTTTCATTCAAGTTCATATTATTCTCCTTAGTCATACATTAAAAAACTATCTTATTTTCCATATAATCCGCACCATCATTTGCGAAAGTGCTCATATCCTCCAAGTAGGCATTTTTCCACAACGCACCGCCACTATCTAATACAGTCTGTGTATCATATTTATATGATAATGCAGACCCATTTAAAAATATATTCGTACTATCTGCCAAGAAAACTGCATTGGAAAATGCCTTGCCAGTATTAATGCTGGATACATCTGATACTGGATCTAAGGTATCAGCAAATGGTTTATTGATATTAAAAATCTGTACATCTGATACAGCTGCAGCATCTGATAATGGCTTATTAAAACTGTAATTCTGCACATCCGTCATAATATTTAGCGAATCTGCAGCGAACTCTCGATTATCTATGTTAATAAATGACGATATGTATATTACATCTGATAATACCTTATCAATAACAAAGTGGTCCTTGGCATCAGTAACAACTGGCGCATCTGATAATACCTTGCCAATAACGAAGTGATCCTTATCTGCAGTGGGCGAGATCGACGCACCATTCAGCGTTTTACCTTTAGAGATAATAATCGTATCTGATATTGGATCTAGTGTATCAGATACTGGTTTATCAATTGAGTAATTCTTGACATCAGTGACAACTGGTGTGTCAGATAATGCCTTATCAATTACGAAATAGTCCTTAGCATCAGTTGCAACTGATGCATCCGATAATGATTTACCCTTATAGATGGTAGTTGCATCAGTAACAACTGGTGTATCAGATAATGCCTTATCAATACCAAGAAAAGATGCATCAGTAACTGGATCCATGGTATCTTCAAATGTTTTACTTGTATTGATTGCCGAAGTATCATCGGCAGTCACTAAATCTGATAGTGGCTTATCAATTGAGTAATTCTTGACATCGGTAACAACTGGTATGTCAGATAATACCTTATCAATTACAAAGTAGTCTTTGTCTGCAGTGATAGGATCTAGCATATCTGATACTGATTTGCCGATGTCAAGGAAAGATACATCAGATACTGGGTCTAACGTATCTGATGTTGATCTGAATCTATCTCTCCCCAGTAATATATTCTCAGTAATTGATACAAAGGTATCTGATAATAATTTAGTAGTGCCAATCATAGTTTCATCAGTCAAGCAAGATGCATCTATTTCAGATCCAAATAACCAAAGACTTGAATTTATATGCAGTACACTCCCTGGATCAATTTGAACATCACTATTTGGGTCTATGGTATATTGATCTGTGAATGTATCAAATACTGAAGATCCCAAAATAGAAAATATACCTGGAATAGGTTCACATATGTTTTCTTCTATATTTTTCGTAAAGTCTAAAACTGGTTTCGGAGCAGTAACTGAAACTGATTCATCATCCACTGTCGTCCCATCAAACAAATGATGAGTTGAGTTTAATAATTTGACGTTAAAATCTAAAACTGGTTTTGGCGCAGTAACTGAGAACGATTCATTATCTACTGTTGCTCCATCAGACAAATGGTGAGTTGAGTTTAATAATTTGTCTAAGTTTTTAAATGGCTTCGGAGCAGTAACAACTGGTGTATCTGATAATACCTTATCAAGATGTAAATACTGATTATCTGGAACTTGGAAAAAATCTTTCAATCTTAACAAATTTACTCTTAACATTGATTCTAAATCAACAGATAAGTCAATATCATTGGTGATAGTATACTCACCAAACAGTGCAACACCTGACGGATGTATAAGCGTTTTTACTGCTGCCTTGTATGTATCCAGTCTTTCGTCTAATTGTATTACGTATGAAAAAGTTTGATAGAATTTGCTATCTTGAATATACATAGCATCATCAAGGAATCCATTGTTTGCAGTATAGTATCCTGGATACTTCGAAACAGAACCAAGATTAAATTCTATAATTGCAAGCAATCCTATATCAATATTTTCTTTTGTATTTGAAGAAGAAGTTTCTCGCAGTAACTTACCAACATAATTATGGGTAAAGAAATCACCTGCTGGATCCACATCAATATTATAGTCATACTTGTTCATTACAAATGATTCTAATGTACCATTTGTAGAATCATTAAAACTGATATGTTTATGGTTAGGACTGGGTACTGTAACTACAAAATCAGATATGCTGAGATTTCTTTGCATATCTGTCTTAGAGACTAGATTATATACAAATCCTTCTTCATATAATCTATCCATGCTGAAATGGATAATTTCAGCATTTAAAATTCCACCGGCATTATCTGTTTTTACTATCTTTAATAGTGATCTGGTAGTTCCAATCTCATATATTTCACCAATCTTAAAATTTTTACCACCCTGCGTGATTTTAAGTTTAGTTATTGTTGGTACGATATGTGAAATAAAAGTTCCATCATACACTACTCGATCGTCAATGGATATAATACCAAACCATTTTCTGTCTATGAAAAATTCGTAGACTGGGAATCCATCGATAGTTATACCTAAATCTACCTGTTTATGTATCGGAGTAAAGATGGAACCAGTGGAAGTAATGATTTCCACTACATTTTCTAAAACTGCCTCTGCAGTTCCCAATACAATTTTTACGAATATAGATACTCTTTGTTCCCATCTTCCATCACTGGCACGGAGCATTTGCTGCCCAGGGTATGATATTGTTATTTCTTTATCAAAGAGTAACCGGAACAATAGTCTGTATGATGCCTCAGATCCTTTGGCAAGGTTTAAATCCTTGATATTGGGCAGCACAAACCTTTCATTGGCAAGGATAAATGGTATATTGGATGCATACTCGCTCTTGAAGTGCTTGATATACTCATCCAGAGTGGTATCAATGTCTCTGACTGTCTTCAGGTCAGTGCTATAATCCTGCTGGAGGAATTCATAGTATGCCTGGACGAATGCAACAAATGCCTCATGGTCTTCCCGGACGAATCCAGGGAATTGACTTGAGACAATTGATGCTATATTTACTTTATCGGTCATGAGCGACTTGAGGTGAATATGTAGTTCTGACCGGCAC